GGATGCGTACAGTTCAGCCTCGTCATAGCGCTCAATTTCTCTGTCTGTGTTTAGAAAATTTGTCATTGTTGCCACTGCTCTTTAAAACGTGGGCTATTAAGAACGCGAATGCGGCCTAATAAAATTTCTCGTTGCTCTTCTCGCAAAACCACACCTGACGATAAAAAGTTGTTAATGCTTTGCACGGGATTGGCTGGGTCTATTGGAAACGCAATTGGTATTGCTCCATCGCCCGTATTATCCAGATATTTCAAATAACCCTCGCGCTTTACCGCCCTGTGCGCCTCTGCCTGTTCTGCAATTAATTCCCTACCTTCAGTTTTAATTTGCGTGGATGTGGCGTCAGGGTTATCCATCGTAAATTCGATTAGACCTTTGGCAACAGCGTCAAATGCGGCTGTGATTGCCACGCTTACCTCGTCATCTGCTTCGGCCACTTCCTCGGTGTAACTGTATTCTGCTTTCGCAAAGCGCAGGAACTCGTTTAAGTTCTCGTTGTTTTTGGTGAAGATCTTGTTTTCCAGCGTGATGTAGTCAGCACCCGACAGGCTGTTTATCAGCCGTGCTTGGTTCAGTTCATAAATTGTTAGCTTGCCGAAATTAGCCAGTGAGTTGAGGCGCACTTTTTCGCCCGGATTTGACGTGTCAGGGAATGACGCCTCACCACTGGTGCCGATTTGGCTGTTTAGCCTGTCACGCTTTTCCGGGCTGAGATAGTTCTGCTCGTCTAGGAAATCGTAGATTAATCGTTTAGCAGCGCTGGCAGCGATAGTTGCATCGCCTCTTGGCTGACCATCTAAAATGGCAAAGCCAGCTTGAAGGGAGCTTTCTGCGATCTTTGCATCTAAATATCCAACAGGAATAACGCGAGATAGTTCCGCATACGTCAGCGTTGTTTTGCCAGTAAATCCTAAAAAATAAGCCTCTTCGTTTAGCTTGTTATTTTGCGTTATAAGATCGCCTGCCAGCTTTTCTTGCGCGTCATAGATTTTTATTGCCACTGATAAATTAGCTGTAACAATCGCAAGCGCTTCAGCCCTTGGGATCTGTGACAGCACGGTGACGGCGTAAGGGTCCACAATGCCTGATTTGCCTGCTATTTCAGCCAAATCAACATCATCATTTATTTCTGCCTCATCTAGCAGATTAACAAAACTGATCAGCTTCATTGCTGATGTAGGTTCAGCGCCATATCGATTGGCCACATATCCTGACGCCACATCCACGCGCATTGCCAGATTGGCTTTGCTAACAGCGCCAGCATTGGCTCTGCCGCCTGCCACGCCGGGTGCAGTCATAACGCCGTTTTTACCGGGTGTGGTGCCTGTGCCAAAGAACGCAAGATAATCAGAAACCTTTGACCCGTTTTGCGTCAATGCCGCGACAGCGTTTGTCTGCCTTGCTGCAATCGCCGCCTGTTCACGCTTGACTATTTTCTGATCAACTACGCCTTGCAGTGTAAATCTGCTTTGGATTTCCGATTGGTTAAAGCTAAAATCTAGCTTGCGTCTGACGTTGCTGTTTTTCACCCGGCCCAGCACGTTGGATTGGATGGTTTTCATCCGCTTTTCCCAGAGCTTATTGCCGTCAAAAATATTGCCAATGTCTTTTGACCGGGAAAGATCATATGTCGCTGTGCGGATTTCCTCATCCAGCGCCAGTGCGGTTTCGTTATATTCAGCTTCTGCAATCATCTTGCCGCGCTGTTCTGCATATGCGCCAACAGCGTCAGCCAGTGCGCCAGTGACTGCACCTTTTTGCAATGCCGCCTCAACAAATGGCCGCGCATCCATGCGCGCTGAGAATGACCGCCCCGGCGCTTCGTTGGTGCGCTGCGCATCAGATCTGTATACTGGTATTCTCATCAGTCAAAATATCCTGATCCTGCTAGGCCAATGCCTGCGTTTCCAACGCCTGAGATCAGGCTGGCCTTGCCTTGAGATCTGTATGCTGAACGGGATGCATCGCCGCCCATTCTGGCAAGCTGGGCCTGCAATCTCGCATCTTCCTGCTGATCGCTGATCTGTAGGTTTGTCATTTCATTGTTGAACTCTGCGACAGACATTGCGTAATCAAATTCCTTCGCGTTTGCTTGCAGAACGGCAAACGGTGTACCGCTGCTCATATCCACGCCTGCATAGCCAAACCCGGCTTTAGCAGCGCCTTGCACCTCGCGTTCAAACGCCTCGCCTGCGCGTACTGTGTCGATCTCAAAGTTTTCGTTTATGATGCCGCGTTGACGCGCCAGCAATCCAATGTCGCGCTCTATTATGGATGCGTTAAACATCGCCGCGCCCTGCGCCGCTGCGCCTGCCGCGTTGGCTGAATTTCGCGCGCTAATGCCGCCGACAATGTTTGCCCCGGCTCCAATAATTGCTGCGGTTGCGCCCATTATTCTACTCCCAGCCGCTTGCTGTAAATCGTTTCAGTGCCGACAAAGTTCAGCCGCTGAAGCAGGTTATCAAATGGCTTGTGCATTTTTGTGTTGATCATCATTACGCTGACGCCAGCGATGGTAAGCTGCTGTTCCGCAAATTTAATCAGCCGCCATGCGGTGAAGCCTTTGCGGTACGCCGGGTCTACATAAATGGCATCATTGTGGCTAAACAGATGATCCGCATAATGTAGGTGCGGCACAATAATATTGACAAAGTAGCCCACCAGCTTGTCGCCTTCGCGCGCGGTTGAGCAATGCAATCTTCCGTCATCATCCATTTGGAAAAATGAGTCCCAATTGACGTTTAAGTTTATCGTGCCTTGGTTTAGCGCGACCTCTTTCCAATGGTTTTCGATCAACGGCTTCAGTTCTTCGTGGATGTCAGACAACCGTTCAACGTGGTATAGGATCATGAGTCGAAAGTATTCATGCGCGGATACAAAGCCAGCAGCGTCAGCGGCAGTGCCTGCGATTGTCTCACATAGATCCTGTCGTTGTTGTCGTAACCGCCGCGAAATTCTTGGTCTTTATCGCCCGTAAAAAGTGGGATCGCCTGATCCATATTCATGGAACTATCCCTAAACGGAATGCGGTCTAGCTCATCAGCAGAATTGCCAACTTCGATGCCGACAGTCTCAAACAGCCGCAGCGTAACAGCGTGGATGCGTTTGGGCTTACCTTGGCTGGTGCCATCTTCACTGCCGCTTTCAATCCTCATTGTTTGCATTTCGGATGTAAATCCAAACCCAACGGCTGCTGTTGTGCTTGAGTAGTCCAACGTGATGCCACCGCCGCTGACAGTTTTGTCTGGGTGCGTTGCACCGTTGGCTAGTATGGTGACGGTCTGGCCTTCCAAATGGTACAAGCCTGACAGGCTGGTGGTCGCAGATCCAGCATAAGCCAAGCCACCATCCACAAAGAATGCAGATGTGGTCACGCTGCCAAAATCAAACTTTTTCAGCACTTCGACGTAGCGTTTTGTCTGTGATTTGATCGTGCGCTTGACGATCATATACAGGTCATCGTTACCCGTGTCGGTGGGCAACGGCGCGATGCTTTCAACAACCGCTTGGCCAGATCCAAACGCGCCGCCAATCACATGCTTGTGCCAGCCCACAACATCCTCTTCGCGGCGATACGTCATGCCCAGCAATGTGCCGTCACTGCGCAACGCCCAGATGATGCTTTCGGGTTCCTGCTGATAGGCAAACTGAGTAATGCCGCCATCTGTCAGATGTTCAGCGAGGATCGTCATATCGGGTGCTGCGTATCCTGAGGTATTTACATCCCCGGCGAACTTGAACTCTCTGACTTTGCGGCCACCTCTTTGGGCAAACAACGTCACGTCAGCAACTTGGACAGGCTCAACAGCGGCAGAACCATAGTTGCTGTATTTCCTGATCAGGGTGGTAGTCGGCGTTAATGGGCCGTCAGATGTTGCAGTCACTACATATTCGCCAGCGGTAGTGCCGACAGTCAGCACTCTGGTGGGTGACAGGTAGCGGATCGCGTTAACTTGATTGCTTGCGATAGTATAAATCAGGGCGTCATTTGCACCTGTTCCTGTGGTCATGTTGAGGTAGTCAGCGTTCTTGGAGAACCACAGCGTCTGCGGGTTGTTATTAGTATTCCCAAACACCAGCCTTTGCTCAAAAAACGTCACCACAGACGGGTAGTTGTTTGACGTGTTTAGCGCTGGGTCAGGTGATCCGCTGATCGATGGCGTGGCAAACGTCCAGTTGTTGTGGTCAGATCTGACAAGGGTGCGGATGGCGTAAGACGGGTGAACAAAAAACATCGTGTCAGCAGATTGGACGAACCGCACATTAAACAAATCAGCTTCCGGGTATGGGCTGGCCAGTTCAAAAATCTCGGTGGCAGTGCCGCCAGATGTAAACGTGGTAAACGCGGTGGTGTTGATAGCCACGCCGTACAAATCAGTCAGCGTGAACGTGTTGGTGCTGCTGTTGGCCACGCGATAGTTGCGCCCGTTTAATTCGACCATGCCGCCAACGCTGGCAACAAAGACTTCATCGCCGTTGCTGAAACCGTGGCTGTTTGACGTGAGAACGCCGGGTGATGCTTTGGTGATGGCGGTGATGGTCTTGGCTGTGGCGTTAAGAACCTGCGCGCCATTGCGGTACACCCGCATGATGCTGTTGCCAAACTCTAATATATATGTGTCGCTGGTTTTAAACTGAAACGGGATCAAGCGGCTTTTAACGCTGCTGGTTTTGACCTCGCCAAGAAATTCTGTACCGGGGCGGCGCTTAACGCCACCTTGAGGCATGACCACCATGTTTGTTAGATCTGCCAGACCTTCGCGGTATTTCTCAATTCCGGTGCGGCCCTCAAGCAGTGGGCTGATTTCGCCAGCGGCAAAGCTGCTAAAGCTGGGGGCTGATCGCGCCATCTAGTAACGCGCCTCAATAAAGTCAGACGCCTCTATGCGCCGGGTTGCGCCTTCTGTGCTGTCAACAAATCGCGCTTCTTTCAGCGACTGATCATATGCTGATGTGGTGATCTGCACCATCGATGTAGACCCGGTGATTGCGTAGGCCATTTCTGCCGCCAAGCGCATTGACAGGGCCTCAATCAAACCGCTGTCATACTCATTAGGATCTGTGATGCGCGCCACATATTTGATCTTTGCGGTGCCTTCATCAGTGACGATGTTGCGGCCCTCAATGACAAACGCAGGGCCTCCGCTGTTGTTCATCATGTTGTCCTGCGGATAGGACATGCTGCCATTGCTGAACTCTAACACCCGGAGGCAATAAGGATCTGCCGGCAATGCGTATTGGAAGGAATAGCCAAAAACTGGCAGGGCCGTAAGCTGCGCAAGATCCTGACGCCTGATGAGGCAGTTCCAAGGATGCGCGCGAAACACGCTGTCGCGGATGCTGTCATATCGCTGATTGACGATGCGCGCAGCTTTGCTGTTCTCGTCAAACGCAGATATGTTACTGGCCCCCAATACGTTTAACGCATTGTTGGCGATGTCCACAGTTGAGGTCATCTGGTCACCAAATTTTTAGGGGGTGTTAAGAGGCAGGGGCAGCAAGCCGCCCCCGCCGGGTTATCTAGTCAACAGCGTATTTGATGGTGACCTCAATTTTGCCAGTGCCAGCGGCACCGCCCATTGTGATTGTGACAATCACGCCATCTTCGTTGGTGTCAGTCTCAGTGCCACTGAGCAGCGCCAAGGTGGCAAGTATGTCCACTTTTTGCGCGCCAGTTGACGCTGCCGCAGCCTTGTAAGCCGCAGGCGCTGCAGACACGGCAGAACCCG